TGGTGAGGACCATTCTTATTAAGGGTATTCTATTACCCCTCCTTCGGAGTGTTGTGACAAAAAGGCTTACCGGCCAATTTGCAATTCTCCTAACGTTTTCGGTCGTTCACCGGAATTCTAGTATTTTTGCAAAAAGATCATATGCGATCAATCTGAATGCTAGAACTCTTTTCAGTAAGCTGCATATAGCTGAATTTCGGAAACAATGCACTGGCTTGTGTTCCGTGGGCACCATTCTTAGAGGATCTATGACGAGAAAGACTCGTATCAAGAAACTCCGTACAAGATATGGCACGCCGATCCGTACAGAGGTTGGTGTGTTTGACAAAGATGGAAACAAATCTATTGTTTCTATCTATGATCAACCTAGCCAATCAATGACGGACTGGACCGTAAAGCCTGGGTCGCTCCTAGTTGTAAAAACTCCCTCGAATTCGACCATTGGCTGGAGAGCCAATGACGGATCGTATAGTTATACATCTGGTGTATCGCAACTCATCCTTGACCCTAATATTACTTATAGGGATTGTGTCATGCCTTATGAGACCAGACTCAAGAATAAGAAGCTAGCAACATCCAATCAAGCAGACCTTCTTACCAATTTAGCTGAATTCGATGATACTCTTGCCATGCTTGGCAACACAGTAAAAAAGAAACCAACTTATGGTGCGGTTGAATGGGGTTGGATGCCTCTCGTTTCTGACATTCTTGCCGCGAATGACGCAGCGAATAATGTCAAGCAGTCCCTACTCTCTGAACAAGGGATTAGGTCGAACAAATATGTCACTAGGGATACTTTTACTGTCAAATCAATAAAAGTCCCTCTTGACATTGGTCTTCCTAGACCCGTACTGTTCCAGCATACCTGGGACGTCACCATTAAATGGTCTGGCTATATTTACTATCAAAATGATATTTTAGCGTTTTATGACTATATGGGTTTCCACCCAAGTCCTAAACTGCTCTGGGATTTAGTCCCTCTATCATTCGCAGTTGATAAGCTTCTACCTATAGGTGACATGCTTTCGGAATTAACGCCCACTAAAGGGTGGGTTAAAGCCGCTAACTTCACAGGTTGGCGCACAATTAAGGCGAAAGTGACAGAGACCGCAACCATGGATCCTAAGTTGGACTATGGTAAGTACACCTCAGTGGAATTCGGTGGTTCTCTCGAACTAGTAAACCGGGTTTATTTAGATGGCATCACTTTGGAAGAAAAACGCGTGCGTAAGACCATAGAGGCATTAAAAACGCCAACTTGGAAAGATGCATTCGATTTAACTTACTTGTCTGAAGCTTTCTACAACCGCGGTAAGGCGATATTCCGGCCACATGTTTACCGCAAAGCCAAAAAGTGAGTCAATCACTCTATTGACGATACTAGACTACACGGGGGAATACAGCATTGTTACACGGACCATTTAATCCTGGTGGGACACAACCAGTACTTACGGGTATCAAGCCCGGTTTGTACGTTGATCTCACCGTGCCATTAGGCGGACCCGACCAACAGATTCGGATTTCGGCTCCTTCCTTTAATAAGAAGGCTAAGCTATACTCCGCGTCTATCACTCGTCTATCACAAAAAGATGTTACAGGCGATACTCCCGTTAGGGAGCAGTTACTTGTTACTCTCAATATCCAAGCACCCAGTTCTGGTTCATTTACCGTCGCTGAGATTCGCAAGGCTGTTGAGTACATTTTAAGTGTTTCCGCTGAAGGCACTTTAACGGATATTTTTAAAGGACGTATCTAATGCATGGATGGCTCTAACCAGTAAGGTTGAGAGGCCAGCATGGATATAAATTTAACGCACCTCTATCATGGATTGTTCCGTGATATGTCGATATCTGAAAACGATTGCAAATACGTTCTCCGAAGACTTGCTTCAGAAGGGATAAAATTTGCAACTCAAGAACTGCCAAAGGTTTCCAAAGCGGTTATTAATGGCCTAGAGATAGGCTATTTTGATCGTTCGGAATTAACCTCTTTTAGGTTCAAGCGTTCCACACTGGAATTATTCCACGTGCTTCTCTCGTCAATATTCGATTCTAAGTCGGGCATCCTGCTTAGTTCACCAGATCCTGAATCAATCAGGGTTATTCGGCAATGTTGCGAGTATTTATATAAACTTGCTCTACCGTTTACTGATGAACAGATTAAAAAAGCTGAGGATTCCTTCCTTGAAGTCGATAAGGAAGTGCTGGAAGTGGCTATTAAGCCAGAAACAATCGCTTTCGCAAACGATTTGCGCAAGGATTTTGAGACGCATTGGCGTGCACTTAGTACGCCTACTGCTGATAAAATTCTTGGGAGTAATCGCCCTCGGTCTACCTCAGGAACCTTCGTCGGATCAGACTCAATGTACTTCGCGTACAGAGAATCAGAATCTAGATCAGGCTATCCTAGCGACCTTGGAGCGTATAAGGGATATTTTAAACAGTATCCAGGTATAAAGTCTTACTCAAACTTTAACCCTATTACTGTTGGATCATACTCTGAACTTCTTCTCGTTCCCAAAGACTCAAGGGGACCACGGACCATTTGTAGAGAGAATCTACATAGGGTTGAGACGCAGATGGCATTTTTCGACTATGTTACACGCGTTCTTACGCGTGAGTCTAATGGTGCTATCAATTTCCTTGACCAGACGGTTAACCGCCGTATCGCAGAAGAGTCATCTGTCACCAAACGGTATGCCACCCTTGATCTCAAGGAGGCTAGTGATCGAGTTTCCTATATCACAATGAAAAAGATATTTGAAAACTCGCCTGGTATGAGGTTTTTCCTCACCGGGTCCCGACGTGCATCTGAAGTACTTGTCCGGGGGTCGTTCCACCAACTTAACAAATTGGCGGGAATGGGAAGTGGTCTCACTTTCCCATCAATGTCTCTATTGATTTCATTAGCTGTATGCAACATAGTTTCTAAACATGTTGACTTACCTTATGATCGCATCAGAAGTGATGTTTTCATTTATGGCGACGACATATGTATACCATGCGAATGGGTACCTTTTGCCGTCGAAGGCCTACATAAAATCGGTCTTAGAGTTAATTTGAACAAGTCCTTCTTTCGGGGTTCATTCAGAGAATCCTGTGGAGGTGATTATGTTGCTGGGTATAACGTGGTTCCTGTTAGAATGAGATTATCAAATTCTAATCCAAACTATATTGTATCCCGTGGGATCGTCATAAGCAATAATGCTAATGCGTTCAAGCAGTTGTACGAACATTGTAAAGAACTCATGAAATATGGGCTTACCAACACTTCTAAGTACATTATGTCTGTTCTTAATGCTTTCTACAAAGAATCATTTGGACAGAATATGCTCCCCGGACCATTTGACGAAAAGGTTGACCTTCCCCTAAACTTTCATTTGGGTACTAGGCACCTTAATCCTGACGAATCAACGGTGATTCGCAGCATACGTCCTGAGCGAATCAGGGATGTTTATAATCGTAAGATTGTAACTCGAAAAGGTACCGTTCTTACCATAGACCCTCGACGGGCACTAGGTAGATTTTTGGCGAACGGTGTGCGTACTCACGTTTCTGAAAAACACCAAGGCGGTGCTTGCACTGTCAGGTCGTTTATGACGGCCAGTAGCATGAAACGGCAGCTTGCACTTCGCGACAGCGGAGGAATAGAAATTGAGTCTGGGTCGTTAACAGTCCCCAGGAACCTAACCTTCGTTAAGAAGGAAGTGTATCACCACGATATAATAGACTTCTCTGGATATTCTAGAGAAGACTTTCATAGGAAGTATACACACAATTGTGCTTTACAAAATCTTGCTCTAGTCTTGTGCGCGCTTTCTAACGCCCACATTACCGTAGCAAAATATCATAGTCAAATAGCATCAGCTAAGTTGCTATCTGGTGTTGCACATTAGGTCAACTCTGTAGCCTTCCCCTAGCGGTCTGGGGTACCAGATCGGCTTCACAAGTTTTTAACGACTTGATGAAGCGAAGCAAACACGTGGAGAATAGAAAGAAAGATCATTTCACTTTCAAACCAGGGTCTCCACCT